GAGGGCTTCGGCAACGGCCTCGGGCGAGGCGTAGCGTTCCAGAACCTTCTGGGCTTTCTCGTTGCCCTTGGCCATGTCTGCGCGCCAGGTCTCGGACCATCGTCCGGTGGCGGCGGGTTCACCCGGAGGAGCGGCCTGCGCATCGCCTGCAGGAGCGGCTGCGGAGGGCGCTGGTGCAGAGGGAGCCGCGGCGGGCGCCGATGGTGCCCCTTCAGAGAGGGCGCTTGCAGGGGCCGCCTGAGGGGCTGCGGTAGGGGCTGCTGCGGGCGGGGTGGCCGGGGGTGCCGGGGCCGCCGTGGGCTCGATCGCCATGCTTGGTTTCAATCTCCGTTTTCAGAGGGTGGGGTCGTCGGATCTTCTTTTTCCTTCAGGCGCTGGATGTTGATCTTGCTCATCAGCACCAGCTTGAGGCCGACAAAGCGCCGGCCCTGCATGAAGTTCGACATCCTGTCCGACTCAGGATGAAAGGTTTCGTCGTAGGTCATGGCGGCGCGCTCGATGATCCAGGCATAGGCGCGGATCTGCTGGTCGGGCGTTGCGGTCCCATGCGACACGGCCTGCACGGCGGCGGCGTCTGCTACCGTGTGCGGGTAGGCGTAGGACGGGTTGGCGTTCTGCCCGAACAGCTTGCTGACGCGCTTCGCCATTAGGCCGCCATCTCCGCTGACAGGCCGGTCATCCTGGCCGTGTTGCCTGCGGCCTCAGACGCGGTCTTCGCGACGTCGCCCGCCTTCTGCATCAGTTCCAGCGCCTGCTGCTGCTGCTGGGCCGCGATGGCGTTGCGTCTGAGGTTCTCGCTCTCGCTCTCAGTCCGCATCCAATCGGCGGGGACTACCGCCGTCAGAACGTCGCGGACTGCCTTGGCACCGTCGACAATGAACGCCGCTGCCGGCTCGAGTTGGATCGCCTGCGTGATGACCTGGCCGGCCTCGAGGAACTGGCCCACCTTGGCCTTGTCGATCGCCTCTCTGAGCGGGCTCTCGAAGCTGAACTCGATCTCGGTGCCACGCATCGACTGCGGCGCACGGGCCGCGATCGACATGTCCGCACGCATGAGCAACTGCAGATCGGTCTCGCAGAGCCGAGCGTTGTATTCCATCTCCATCGGTTCAAAGAGCGGCAGGGTGTTGCGGATAAACTCCTGCACCCTCTGGCCGACCTCGTAGGCCGTCATGTCCGGACCACCAGACGGCGGCAGGTTCAGCTTGTTCAGGAAGAAGCTTTCCTGAAGCTGGTGGCGAATGTCCTGAATCAGGTCGAGGCCGAACGACAGGCCCTTATGATCCGACGACATGGGGCGCAGAGCCTCGCCTGTACGCTCGTCGTAGTCGGCGTCGATCCATGTCACGCCGCCGGCATAGACCGGGATGTCACCGCGCACGGCGTCCTGTACGGCGACCATGGGCGGGTTGACGGCCTTCTCGCCGCTCTCCAGCAGGACGCCCGTGATGGACTGCAGCAGGCGCGCATCGGGCAGGGCCGCGACGGTCGCAGGGCTATGGGCGTACTGCGACCCCGAGACGGTCTGCCAGCGCGGGATGATGTAGCCGCTCACCCACATCGGCACTTCTTCAAGCAGATGCTGGTTGTCGCAGTCGATGTAGAGGCAGACGAACGGCTGGCGGAACTTCTTGGCGCCGGGGAACGTCTCGTAGAGCGCCTTTGGCACAACGACGTGCCAGCAGTTGACCTCGGCGTAGGGCGTCTTCTCCAGCAGCTTGGTGACGTTGGGATGCACGGTCTTGCGGAACAGGTTCTTCAGCGTCATCGCGGTCGGGCTCCACTTGCGGAAGACCGTGTCGATGACGTCGAGTTCGTTCTCCATCCAGGCCACGTCGCGCAGATGATGGCAGCGGTGGTGCAAGTGCGGCGTGCTGCCGTCTGCCGGGCGGTACATCACAGCCTGCAGGACTGCCTGCCCGAAGCAGGCAAAGTCCATGTCCGCTTCCTTGGTCGCACGCGCAAGCGAAGCCTTGCTGTCGTACATGGCGTTCTTCTGCAGCTTCTTCAGCCACTCGAGGTACTGCTTGGCCTCGGTGTCTTCCTTGTCGGGACGTTGGCTGCGCGGCTTGAACCACTCCTTCGCGGTCGGCCGCAGCATCGCGCCGAAGGCATTGCCCAGGCTGCGGTGCGCCAGCACAGGGGCAGACGTCATCAGGTTCGACGCCATCTCCGCGCCGATGTTGCGCGTGTGCGTGAAGTCAGCGCGCGTCGGGTAGAAGTTGTCGGCCAGCTCCTGCCACAAGGACAGGAGGCCGGAACGCTTACCGAACAGGTTGTCGCCAAGCCCCTTGACGTGATTGACGAGTTCCTGGGTCACGTCATCCACCCAGCGTGTCGTTGGAGCCTATGATCGTGGCCGAGCGGCTGGTCTTGCCGCGGCGGTCCATCGCCATCTTCTTCTGCTGATACTGCCTGTCGACCACGTCGTCCTTGATCGGCATGACGATGGGCGGCTCGACTTCGGCCGGGGCCGGCGGGGCCGGCATCGGGGCTGCGCTGGGCATCCCGCCTCCAAACATTGATCCCATCACGCCCTCCTAAAAACTGCCGTCGCCGCTGCCCAGGGTCTCTCTCTCGCTGCCGAGAATCAGAGAGTCCCGTCGCCTGAGCCGCATCTTCTCTTCGTCGGTGACGTCCGGTGCGGTCGGGGCGGCCTTTGCCGATGCCGGCGGCTCGACAGACGTCAACTGCGCGGCAGTGGTCGGCTTGTACGGAGACACTGCGAGCGCGGGGGCTGACGGTTTCGCGGACGCCGTATACCCGCCGGTATCAGCAAGCTGCTGCACCCACGCCCGGTCGCCCGTGTAGCTCCCGGTCTGGAGGGCGCTCTTCGCCATCAACTTCATCATGTCGTCCATCACGCCCGCCTAATACGTTCCGCCGGTACCACCGCCGGTACCGTCGCCGTTGCCGCCGTCATTACCGCCAGCGCCAGAGGCGCCGCTGCCGCCGGAACTGGCGCCATCACCGCCCCAATAGTCGTCGCCTCCAAGGATCAGTGACCGCCTGCGGCGACGCTCTTCCTCGTCATCCGGATTGATCGGCGCGAGCATCGTTGCAGCGGACTTGGCTTCCACCGCGGCCCTCTGGCCTGGCGCAAGCTGCGGCCCGGTCGGCGACTTGTAGTTCGCCGCATACGGGTCGAGGCTCTGATAGACCTTCGCGGGAGGCGGGCCTTGAACGCCGCCACCACCGCCGCCGCCACCCATACTGCCCATCAGACTCTCCGCTCGATTGACAGGCCCGCGAGCGCGATCACTTCCGCGGGCGTGATGATATGGTGGTCGACCTTGATCATGCCTCTCGGGCCGCCTGAGATGCGGGCATCCCAGACGTAGTGGCCCTTGCGCTGAAGCACGACGCGGGCGCGATCGAGCAGGGTCGGATCGCTCGGCGCCTTGGTGTAGGCCCGGTTCCTGAAGGCTGGCGGCATGGCGGCCGGCTTGGCTGTCGAGGTGCCGTCCTGCACAAGGCGAACCAAGCGAAGTCGCCCGTGGCCACTGCTGTATACGGACGTCCATTCAATCTTGCCGGCCGCGCGGAGGTCGTTGAACAGCGTCGCGACCATGAAGTCGGTGATGTCCAGGCGCTGCATGAACACGCCGATGCCGGGGCATGGCTGGCGCTTGGCCGCGCACTCTCGCAGGATCTCCATCACCCGCTCGCCGTTGGCGTGCCGCCTCTCCTGCCAGCCCTTGCCGCGCACGTTTCTAGCCATGCTCGCCTCCGCTGCTGTTGCTGCTCTGAGGGGTGGTGCGGCGCGCGTTGGCGCGGCCCATGACGACCTGGGGTGCAGCGCGGTGCGAGCCTCGGGCGAAGCCGCCAGGCACACCAGCGTTGATGAGGCCGGCGGACCAGCACATTACGGCAGCGTCTCCGCGATCCGTCGAGCGCCCAAGGCGTTTGCACACGTCTTCCTTGCTTTCGACCCTGACGGCCAGGCCGCCGGCTAGGCTCACGGACTCCCATGTCGGCGCGGTGAGATCGGCCACCAGCACCTGGTCGGGAGGCAGCGAGATCGGTGACCCGCCGGGTTGGTCCGGGTTGAGCGCCTCGCGAAAGCGCCAGATGGTTTCGCTGCGCTTGTTCACGAACTTCATCTGCCGGTCTTTGGTGCGGGCAGCAGACGAGGCAGCGCCCTTGTAGGCGATGGTCTCGATGTCGTTGCCCTTCAGATGCTCATAGATGCCGCCACCGTAGCCGCCACCCATGTCCACCACGACGACAGCCCCGTCGCGCCTGTGGCTGACGATGATGCCGGCGCAGAACGTGCCGATGCGGTCGCGCGGAATACTCTTGCCGGGAACCTCGATCAGCGGAGCGAACCAGCCGTCGTGGCGTGCTGCGATCACCATGGGATCGTCACCACCACCAGAGGCGTCCGCTGCCAAGGTACACATGGGGACGCCACTAGGCGGACGCGGCGTCCAACGCTCTTGCGCCGCCTTGATCCATGCAGTCGGCACCACCTGGAAGTCGGCGTCCTTGAATGACGTCTGAAACCCACCCATGAGCAGAGATCGGTAAGGTTCCGGCATCGCATCGAGGGTGCGCTCATAGTCGCCCGCTGCGTACTCAGGATTGTCTTTGACTGACGAGGGAATGTAACTGCGCGACGTCGGTCGGATGGACTTGCCGCGCACGGTGCGGACGTCATCGGGGCCTGCGACCCATTCGTCCCTGCCATCCTCGTCGGAGATGACCCATCTCAACTCACCCGGCTGCGCGGGGTACGGGTACGTCGGGTCCAACCACGGCGCGAACATTTTGTTGACCCACAAGCCCTCGGCGGTCAGCGGAGGGTTGGTCGCCAGAACTGTGCGGCAACGCTGGCCGGGATGCTCCGATCGGACCCAGCCCATCAGGAAGCGGATCTGCGACTCGGCAAAGTGGGTGGCCTCATCGATACCCAGCAGGTCCCGCCCCTGCCCCATCGTGCCCTGCTCGTCACCGATGCGCTGGGCGGCGCGGAAGTTGATCACCTGATCGTCGGATATACGCAGCCTGGGCGGCGGCGATCCGTTGAAGCCTTCACGCGATCCATGGATCGTGAGAGCGTCTTCGATGAGGCGGTCCAGGTCACCGTACTGCCGCCGCATGATCAGCGAACGGCGATGCTCGTTGAAGGCTAAACCCAATAAAAGCTGGCTTTTTCCACCACCTGGTTCTCCTCCGAATAGTAGACAGTCCGCTTCGGAGAAGTACGCGGCGGTTTGCGGCCCAATGTTCGGGCACCATTTCTTGCCGGCGTTGATCTGCTTCGCGCCGGCAACGATCTTGGTGTACGACGCCTTGTCAGTCGCGCCGAGCTTTTCCAGAAGCGCCGACAGATTGTCGATGTCGCTGAGAGGACCGCTCGGGCTCGACAGGGCTCTGGGCTGCGTCATCGCGCGGCCACCGGCACACGGTCAACGGCGCCGCCCAATACCTGCAGCACTGCCTCAATTTGCAGGGACGGCAGGGACGGAGCGGCGCTATCGAGCATTGTTAGATCGCGACGCCGCGGCGCATCGAGACGTTAATGTAGTCCACGCTCATGGTCATCGAGGCGGTCACCGACAGCTTCGAGACGTACAGGACGGGGGTCAGGGCCACGGTCGGGGTGACCGCACCCGACATCACGTTGCCGACTTGGATGCCGTTCCTGAAGAACGTCGCGGCGCCCGCGGTGCTGAGTTCGACCGCCAGGGTCTCGTAGGTGTCGGCAACGGGGGCCACGGTCAGTTCTTCCATGGTCGCGTCGACATCGGCAGCGACGCCAGTCAGGCACCACTTGTCGGCCGTCGAGACGGTGTCGAACAGGAAGCCGCAGGCATCGGAGGCGTTGGTGGTGTAGGTCGTGCCGGTCGCGTAGAGGATCGACTGCTCAAGGCTGACGACATCGGTGAAGCCGATGAAGGCGGTGCAGGTCGTGATTGCACTCAGCTTGACGCGCGCCTGGATGCGAAGGCCGCCGTTCTCGGCGTACCAGTGCAAGCCGTTGACCGTCGCGCAGGCGTCGGCCGCGAAGCCGGTGCCAGCGTCGCCGGTCGTCATCAGCAGGACGCCGCCCTTGGCCGCCGACTGCACCTCGGCAGAGGTCGCGCTGTCGGTGCCCTCGAGCATGCTCCACATGGAGACGTTCGGGGCGACCGTGTTGATGCCGGCGAAGTCGTCAAAGATGGCCACTTCATTCGGGCCGGGGAAGACGATCTGGTTGCCGTGCGGGCCGCTCATGAAGCCGCCGCGCGATATGAGAGCGCCGGGGGTGCCGGGGACGCTGGCCGTGGGAACGGTCGCGAAACCGGCGCCGATGTCGCGGGAATGTAGCGAGTGCTGAATACGAGCCATGGTGATCTCCTAAGGTCGCTTGCTGTTGCTGTTGCTAATGCGTGGTTGGAGTGTCCGGGGTGGACTTCGTGGCCTCTGCCGATCGCATCGCGACGGACAGGGCAAAGGCGATCTCGCGGGCGAGCTGGAGCGCGGTCTGGGTGGGAGCGTCGTCTCCCGTGGTTGTGGCGTTGATGTCGATGGCCGCCTTATCGCCAAAGGCCGCGGGCGCCATCTTGGCGGCGAACCACTTCACTGTGTCGACGTAGACCCGAACAGCAGCGGCATCCTCCTGAGTCGCCGCGCTCGCACGCTCAAGGGCATGCTCTGCCAGGGCGTACATCCCCTCGGCTCGCGCCCGCGCGTAGCGGCTAGAAAAGTCCGGCTTTTCCTGCGTCCAGACCCTCACGGTGTTTCGGTTTGGCATCCCCTCATCGGCACAAATCGCGCGCAGCGATTCACCGTCCGCCAGTCGGACGCAAATCGTTGTCGCCATCTTGTCTGTGAAGATGGAGGGGCGGCCCATCTTGGCGGGCCTCTTCATCGCGCACCTAGGCACAATGGGAATGTCTCGCGCAGTAGTTGCCGCAGGTGTTCGTTGAACACCCTCATCCCTTCTGCGCCTTGGGTGGCCTTTATCTCCGCAGCCTTCGCGCGGAGTCCCACGCCATAAGTATCCTTGTGTCCTGCACGGGCGAAGAACTGCACCATCCATGCGTATGCCGGATATTTACCGCGCTCGGCGTAGACGTGTGCCATGTCCAGGCCACCTGCCGCGATGTTTAGGAGATCGACGCCATTCGCTCTGTACTCTGCGATCCAACGGCACTCGGCCTCTTCCCAGTCCACCACCCACTCAAGGATTTGCAT